CAATCGCTACGTTCAGACGGTGCTCCATCACGTAACCGTCCTTGCGCGACATCGACAAAAACTCCGGCGGGCACCTCACGTACCGCACCGACACATAGTTCCCTTTGCGGCTCCGGTATGTCACGCCACCTTTCCATGCCGGATTGGTCGGCCCAGTCATCCTGATGATTAGCGCGGCTTCCGATTCCGGCTTCCAATTCGCTCGCCCCGACGAACCGTATGTGCTCCATTCCTCCCCGCGCAGCACTCCGTTGCACTGGTGCGAGCACACCGGCGTTATCACCCTCGTAATGTGTTTCGTGTTCCGCCAGAATGTCGTGCTGCACACCGCGCAAGTCGCTTCGGACTTCCAGGTATGGTCGGCTGGAGTTTTCTTCGACGCTGCGTCCGATACCGCCGCCGCTATCAACGCCCCCTTGCACTTTAGCGAACACGCGCGATTGCGAAGCGCCTGCTCCCGCGTATGCGCTTGGAATTGCGTCAAGCAATGCTCGCAGATCTTCCAAAACGGGAATACGTATTTCGCATTGCCGTGCGGCTTCTTCTGCAAACTCGAATACCTCCTCTCCACCTCGTTCAACGATGCAGCGATGATTTCTGGAGACGAGTTGGTCTCCAAGATCAGTTGTAATTCGGTATGCGGTATCATCGACATCGTAGACAAGCACTTCCTCCACTGGTTGCCACTCATATGACTTATAGGAAGGATCGTAGGATAATACAAGATCACCTTTGTTGATTTTATGGTACGGCGTGACTCCACGTTGCGTGACCGCCATTGTTTGGTCATCAAGGCATCCATACGTCCACGCAAGCTGATCACGAATCTCAAAGCCAGCATCTTCAATCGCAACCGCCATGCGGTGATAGGTGCGGGTGCCGCTAAATGCGACGACATGCCCGCCCGGCTTAAGCACGCGCAGGACTTCGGCCCAGAACTCGGTCGCAAAAGCGGTCTCGCCGGTATCCCATTGCTTGCCCATGAAACCGCTGGAAGAGCGCGTGTAAACGTCGCCGTCTTTAGTCTGCTTGGCATTCGCGCCGCCGAAACGCTTCTGTATGCTAACGAGCGCGTATGGCGGATCGCAAACGACTGCATCGATGCTGTTGTCCGGCATTTCCTTGATGCGGTCGCGGCAATCGCCGGGCCGCAATTCAACGCGCCCGTTGAGGAAGGTTTGGGTGGGGGCCGTTTCTAACGTGCTTTCTGCCGCTTCGCTCATCTCGCCACCTTCGTCTCTTCGACCCTAAACCCCGGCACCTTGCGCAACCCGGCCCTTACGGCGCCTTCGGCCATTTCCTGCACCAGCGCCGTGAACCGCGCGGGATCGCGGTCGTATGCCCACTCCAACGCAGTGCTTTCGTCCGTCATCGTCGCAACCCACACCGAGCGCAACCCCGTGCCGGTCGTCGCGGCCTTGAACTCACGCCGCGCGCCGCGGTCGGCGGCTTTCGCTTCAATCAGCAGCGCTTCCGCCTTTTCGCGTTCTTCAAGGTTGCCGCGGCTTGCCTGTAGCGCGGCGGTGGCGGCAGCCGCTTTGGCATCGGCCTCCTCGCGGGCAATGCGGGCGGCTTCGGCGGCCTTGCGCTGCTTCTCGGTGCGGAACGGCGTAAGCAGCGCGATCAGCGCTTCCTTACCCAAAACCACCTTGCCTTTGCCGGACTTTGTGTTGCCGATCAGCTTGTTGTATCGTTCCTGAATTTCGGCCTTGGCGTCGTCGAACGGCTTGGCTTCCGCCTTGCGCTCTTCATCGGCACGCTTGCCCGCTTCCGAAAGCATGTCGTGCAGGCGCTCGACTTCGTCGTGCATTTCTTGGCTGGCGATAGGCTCGCCGTCCGCCCAATTCCGGCATTCAACCAGAAGCTCTTCGATCTCGTCGCGGATGATTTCGAACGGGGTGCGAGGTGGTTGGTTGTCGCCTATAACGGCGCGCGGGTTTTCGGCTGTTGTCATATGGCGGGCATCCTTGTGGTGACAGTACGAAATAATATGCGTTTTCGCATATTTAGTCAAGGTCAAAATGGAATTTCGTCGTCCAGATCGTCGTAAATCGACCCACCTCCCGCGTATGCCGGCTCCGGCTCGGGCTCAACGTGCTGCCGCGCATCGCCCGGCATGTGCTCGCAGACGGTCCAGTATTTTCCATCCGGCCGCACCGATATTTGCGCCGTCGTTAGAAGTTCATTCTGGCGCTCCAGCCACTCCATTACGGTTTTCGGGAACGGTCGTTGCCCCCCATGCTTTGCCCAATAGCGGTGCGCCTTGGCCTGCGCGTAGCCCGTGTGCTGGGGGCACATCCATTCATTTATAGCGTTCAATTTGGCGATGTACGCGACCTTGACCGAAGGCGGCTTGCCGCCCTTGCCCTCATGGTAGTGGAATCGCCGCTCATCGACGTGCCGCCAGGCGGGCGCGTCTTTGCTAAGCATCGGCAAGTCGGCCGCCGTGGTGTCGATATTCAGCTCGGTTGGCGCGTGGAATTCATGCCCGCAATCGGGGCACGCGCGCACGCTGGAGTGGACCAGCGAACCGCAGCCGCCTTCCGCCGGCGGGCATAGCTTGACCGGCGCTTCGCCGTCGCCCTTGCCTTTCTCGCCTTTCTCGCGCGGCGGCGTAACGGCGTCGATCGGGCCGTGTTTGCGCACAATGCCGGCAAAATCCAGAAAGAGACAATTAGCCTTGCCGGGGTGCAGCCGAAGACCGCGGCCAGCCATTTGCAGGTATAGGCCCGCCGATAGTGTCGGCCTGCAAAATGCAATCAAATCGATGGCCGGTATGTTGGTCCCGGTCGTTAACACGGAATTGTTGGTCAGCGCCCGCAGCCGCCCTGCCTTGAAGTCCGCAATGATCTTGTCGCGTTCCTCCGGCGGCGTTTCGCCCGTGACGGTTTCGCACGATATGCCGCGCCCGCGGATTTCATCGCGCATGTGGAAGGCGTGATCGACGCCGCTGCAAAACAGCAGCCACGCCTTGCGGTCGGCGCCGTATCCCATAACCTCGTCAACCACGGCGCGGTTGATATCCGCGCCGTCAACCGCGGCCTGTAGTTTGCCCTGATTATAGTCGCCGCCGACCTTGCCCACGCCGGTCAAGTCGTACCCGGTGGACATGCCCTTGCTGATAGGCCGGCAAAGGTAGCCCCCGTCGATCAGTTCGCCGACCGGCTTTTCGAATGCGATAGCGTCGAAAATCGCATCGTCGCCCTTGTGCAACAGCCCTTCGCCCATGCGATAAGGCGTGGCCGTGAGGCCGACCATTTTCATATCCGGGTTGATGGCGCGCAGGCCGTCCAGCAGCACGCCATATTGCGTTTCCGAATTGCGCGGGATCAGGTGCGCTTCGTCCACAAGCACAAGGTCGATATGGCCGATTACCGCCGCCTTGCGCGTGATGGTTTGCACGCCGCCGAAGATGATCTGCGCCCGCCCCTCGCGCCGGCCCAAACCCGCGCTGAAAAAGCCGATGGGCGCGAACGGCCAAAGGCCGAGCAGCTCCTGCGCGTTTTGTACCAAAAGCTCCTTGACGTGCGTAACACAAAGAATACGCATGTCCGGCCAGCCTTCGAGCAGTTCGCGGATGAAGGTTGCAATTATGAGCGACTTGCCTCCGCCCGTGGGCACCACAACCAGCGGCGACCCTGCCTCTTTGCGCCAGTACTCGAACACGGAATCAACCGCAGCGCGTTGGTAATCGCGAAGTTCAAGCATTTAGGCTGCCTCCCCAAACTGCGCGCGGAGCGCGGCCCGTCCACGCTCGGCTCGTTGCCGTGCGTATTCGCGGGTTATGCCCAACGAGCGCCCCGCTTCCGCCAGCGAATCGCCCATTGCCACGCGGGCCAGGATAGGCCAGTCGCGATCCGTGACTGCTACCGTTATGATACGGCGCGCGTCGATAACCTCTTCCGTGCGCGGGGCGTGGTAGGCTTCCTCTGGCGCGTGAATCGCGTGCTTTCGTTCCGTCGCGCGGCGTTTCTTGCGTACCGTGCAGGCGTCCATCATTTGAAACCGCACCCACGGGGCGAAGGCCGCGCCGGGGCGGAACTTGCGCCAGTTCAGCAGGCATCGTTCCACGGTTTCCTGCGCCACGTCTTCGCGCCATTCGGCGTTGACGTACTGCGCCGCAAGGCGTTTTATGTAAGGCAAATAGGCAACAAGTCGTGCGTCGAATTCTTGCGGGCGGTTCATGATTGCTCCCGTTTTTTGTGGTGGTTATTCTGTGGTGGCTTCGGCGCCATCAACCCAAATGCGGCCGTCCCACATTTTGTATGTGATCGTCTCGTCGTCTTGATCGCTGTCGATCTGTTCGCCGGCAACTAATCCCGGCAATGTGAGATGCGCCGGGCAACCGGCCAGTTGCTCGTCATGCGATAGCGGCTTGCTCCACCGGGCGCATGACCAAACGCCGCATGCCTCCGGCGCGCTGTAAATGCACGTCCGACAATTGACGCGCGGCGTTGCGTGGTCGTGGCACACGGCGCGGTGCTTGCACCACCCGCACGCGAAAGCCATTTTATGATCCGGGTCTTCGTGCAGTTTTGCGGGTGGTTCGTTGGCGTCGATAACCCGTTGCGCCCGCGCCAGAAGGCGCATGACGTAAGGCGCGTCAAGTTCCATGCGCTCGGCGTAAAGCTCGTCGGTGTCCTTGCAAGTCGCAAGGTAGATTCCGCGATCTCGTCCGCGCTGAAACATATACGTTTGGATCTGGCCGAAGTGCAGCGGCTTGCTTATGCGCACGCCTTCTTTGACGAGCTTGGCGAATGACTTCGCGTTGTGCGATTTCATTTCGCCGACGTGCCACGTTTTTGGCGCTTCCGGCAGTCCAAGGATTTCGGAATCCAGATACCCGCGAACATGACCGCCACAAGCTTCGACCATGATTTGCTTCGGCCGCCCGTCGCGGTGCGTTCCTTCGCTATCGACAACCTCGCAGCCGATCATGCGCAAGTTTTCAACCCACCGCTCTTCCTCGATGTTGCCGGATTCGAAAATGCGATACGTGCGCCCGTTGATCTTTTCGTCGGGCGACGCCCAGCGAAACTCGTAGAACAGCTTGCGCTCGCATTCCTCCGCCAGCTGGCCGACGGGGACACTGCGCCCCTGTCGGGTTTCGGCGGCGGCTTCATATGCGGCGTATATCGCCCTAACGGTTGACGCCTGGGGCTTCGGAATCGGGGCCATTAGGTGACTTCCCGGTTCGGATGAGTCACGA